ACGCCATCTGAGAAGGCGTGCCAGTACTGTCCAGCAAAGCTGACATGCCCAGCGCAGGCCGCTGCTTTTGAGCTTGTGGCGCAGCAGGAGCCGGCCATCACCACGATGAGCAAGGACGAGATCAAGCAGGTCATGGTGCGCCTTACAGATCAGCAGGTCAGCGATCTCCTCGACCGCGCGCCAATCGTCGAGGCATTCGTGGATGCGCTGCGCAAGCACGCGAAGGAGCGCATGGAGCAGGGCGGCGTGCTGCCGGGATGGCAACTCGCACCCAAGCGCGCTACGCGCAAGTGGGTCAGCGAGGAGTCAGCAAAGCAAGCACTCACTGAGGCTGGGGTGCCTGTTGATAAGCTGTACACAACTGATTTCATTTCGCCAGCAGATGCAGAGAAGCTGCTGGACAAAGAGCAAAGGGAGATCCTTGAAGGGCTGACCAAGAAGGAAAGCTCGGGGACCACCATTGCACGCGACGCAAGCCTGCGTCAATAATGCCCATCCCGGGCACAACCCTCAACTACAGAAAGCGAAACTTCAAATGCTTAATCTCTCATCTGGCGGCGGCAGCGGAAACTTCATCCGATTCAGCCCCGCGGCGAATGCATGGACAAACTCGAGCGGCGAGGAGATCCAGATCAAAAAAGTTGTCTTTGACATCGACAACGTGCAAACAGGGTGGCTCCTTCTCGGAGTCGGTGTGCGCGAGTGGCAACCCGATGCGGCCGTAGGCAAGAAAGGCGCACAGCCGTCACCAGACCATAAGCGCGGGTTCTCCGTGAAGTTCTATAACAAGCAACTCGGCACCTGCGAGTGGAGCAGCAACGGTGTCGGCCCCAACATGGGCCTCGAGGCGTTGTATCTGAAGTGCATGGAGGAGCGTAAAGCATTGCCGCTAAATCAGTCACTGCTTCCCGTCATTGAGTACAAGGGATCGAAGATGGAGAAGATCGGCAAGGGCACAACCCGCATCCCGCAATTTGACGTCACCGATTGGATCGCCAGGCCAGCAGGGATGGATGAGTCTGGTGGTGGTGGCATGGAGGAGGAGTATGTTGCAGCGGCACCTGCACCAGCACCTGCACCTGCACCTGCCCGTGCGCCTGCGGCGAAGACGCCAGCGCAGGCGGCGGTGGATGACGACGAGATGTTTTGACTCGATGCGATAAAAGGAACCGGGGCCGCGTGTCCCGGTTTTTTTGACTCTAAAAATGAAAGCTGCAAATGCAAGCTGAAGAAATCGCAAAAACTCTGGGCAACGCAAAGAAGGTCAATGGTCAGTGGCTCGCCTCATGCCCAGTTGCCGGCCACGGCAGGGGCAACGGCGATAAGAACCCGTCACTGTCCATCAGCGACGGAGAGGACGGTAAACCCTTGTTCCACTGCCACGGCGGCTGCGATCAGCACACCGTCTTCTCCACGATGAGGGATCGCGGTCTGCTGCCGGAACTCGAGCAACGCCCCGAGCCTCTCTCGCGCATCCAGCCGCCAGCAGTCAATAGGCAGCTTGAGCAGGAGTGGTCCTACACCGATGAGGAGGGCGTCGTACTGTTCATCAAGCAACGCTATCGCACCACCGACGCTAAGGGCAAGGACTATAAGCTCATCAAGGTCGACGATGCAGGCAGAAGGCACGCGACGATGGGAGACGCCCGGATCGTGCCGTATCGCCTTCCTGAGATGCTCGACGCTGTTGGCAAGGGAAGGTTTGTCTACCTCACGGAAGGCGAGAAGGCGGCAGACGCGATCATCAGCCTGGGCAGCGTGGCAACCACATCGCACGCCGGATCTGGGCACTGGCCCGAGACGATCACGCAATACTTTGCCGGCGCAAACGTAGTCATCCTGCCGGATAACGATGCGCCGGGCTGGAAGTACGCAAAGAGGGCAGCAGCCAAGATCCTGCCGCTGGCGAAGTCAGTCAGGGTCATAGACCTCGGCGGCGATGACCTGGGCGACGATGCCTACGAGTGGATCTACAGCCAAGGCAAGACGCGGCAAGACCTGGCCGATATGGTCAAGCGCCAGGCGCCTCTGACCAGCGAGGCAGAGGTCCAGATGCCAGAGCGCCTGCGCGATAAGCCGCAGGCAGAGGCGCCAGCGGCTGCGGCTGCGATAGGCGAGCCTTATATAAAGGTTAGCGAAGTTACAGATGTTATCCTGCAAGGCAAAACTCAGGCCGCCAATGGCGAACCAGATGCCGAAACTTCTGGTTCGCCGTTAAGACGAACGCTCAAGCTCGAGGCATTCGATGACATCACCGACGAGCCAGTCGAGTGGCTCATTGATCGTGTCATCCCGAAAAAGGGTTTCGTGGCTCTGTACGGGCCACCAGGGTCATTCAAGAGCTTCATCGCCTTGGATCTCGCGGCGGCGATCGCCCGCTCTGCCCAGTGGTTCGGCCACGAGGCAACGCCAACAGACAACGGAGCAGTCATCTACATCGCCGGCGAAGGCCACGGCGGCATAGGGGCCAGGATCAAAGCCTGCCGCATCCACCACCAGATCGAGGCGGGGACGCCGATCTACTTCCTGCGCCACCAGATCAATCTCAGGTCCAGCGAGGAGGACTTCTCGAGTCTGGTGTATGCCATCAGGGAGTTGGTTCTTGCATTAGGCGTCAAGGTGGACTTGATCGTTATCGATACGCTGGCGCGTGCTTTTGGCGGTGGCAATGAGAATAGTTCGGAGGACATGGGAGCATTCATCACGGCCTGCGGGCACCTCCAAGATGAGTTTAGGTCGGCTCTGATGGTCATCCACCACAGCGGCAAGGACGCCGCGAAGGGTCTGCGGGGTCACTCTTCGCTGCTCGGCGCCGTCGATACGGAGCTTGAACTGCTGCGCTTTGACGATCAACCGAAAGGCGTTTTGACCGTTAGCAAGCAAAAGGACGGCGAGGATGGGCTGCGGTTTGGCTTTGAGATGGTCGAGGTCGAAATAGATCAGGGCCGCGAGGGAAGCCTTAGTCTTGATGAACCGCGCAAGTCGCTGGCCGTCAGTCCAAGCGATGAGGTGCTGAAAAATAAGGCAGATGAGGCAAGGAAATCTAACCTGAATAGGTCTGGGAAGGGGCATAACCAGCGGCTGGCGATTGACGCCTTGAAGGAGGCAGTTAATGCTAAAGGATTGCATTGGAAGGTGTCTGTGGGGGTCAGGAAGGTGGTCAGGTTGGAGGATTGGAGGGCCGCTTTTGCTCAAAAATTAGGCACTGATGACGTGGGAGAGTCGTCCTTTAAGAAGGCTTGGGGCAGGGTCAGGGACGCCGAGAAGCTGCCGTCATGGGTCTGCATAGAGGGTGAAAATGTCTGGGTTGAGGATCAAAGCCGTGATAGAAGTGAGAATTTCTAGTTGGGGACAAATCGGGACAAATGGGGGACAAATGGGCGCGATTTGTCCCACGGAAAAAGAGGGGACAAATCGGCACAAGGGTATACCTGTGCCGATTTGTCCTGTCCCAAACCGATCTGTCCAGATAAGTCAGTAGATACTAACGTAGAGGATTAAAATATGTCTGTGAAGATGAGGGGAGCAGGTAAACGGTCAGGGCAGATTCCGGGTGCTCTGGCGGTTCAGTATCCTGAGAGTGAGTTCTCCAGATTGCAGAGGGCGAAGATCGTGGAGGTCGATCTGGCGCAGGTTCAGCATGAGGAAAAATGGGGCATCGGGAGGGTGATTACTTTAGTTCCTAGTGAGTTTCGGGTGAAGTTCTACGCGCAGTCGGAGAGGATCTGGGCGGCGCAAGAAGCAAGGGATGAGAGCAAGTTCATCGCGGCGTGCGATGGCATGGTCCGGGCCTACAAGGCGATGAGCGATTGGGCAAGCGCCGAAGGCATCGAGCCCATCACGAAGGTCCATGCAATTGAAGCGGATACCCATCTCGGTATCATGGTCATAGTCAAGGATGAGGCTGATGCGGTTCAGTACCAAGCACTGCGCCAGGATGTGCGTCAGGTCTGGATGGTTGCCGAGATCGTTGAGCTGGTCAAGGCAGGGATCGGACAGGCGATCTGGGAGATGAAGGAGCAACTGCCAGTTCGCGGTACCGTTGTTGCGGTGCAGCAGGATTCGGCAGCGCGTTCGGCAGATTCGGCAGAAGGGTTCTGCAACAGCGCAGGCGATGGCAAGAAGGCCGCTGGCGAAGCAGTGGGCCGCGTGGGGGCGTCAGGGTTTGAGGATCTGGAAAATGACATAGACCTTGATGAGCCAGTTAAGTTCCCTAAAATGTTCAAACTGCCGAAGTCGGCAAAGGAGAAGTGACCATGAAGGGCTTTATTGAGCGTTTGAGGCGATTTTGCAGCGACCTGAAGGGTAGGGTGCTTGGGGCGCTGAAAAGGTCTGGGAGGGGCGGTTAATGGCTGGAACGCCTAAGTTTCACTCCGACATGAAGATGCTCTCAAAGATCCCCGAAGACATGATCTGGTCAATGATCGAGGCCGGGAAAACATACACCGAGATCTGCTTGGAGATGGGAATTAGCCGCAAGGCGCTCGAACGCTGGATTGACGAGACAGATCCTGATGGAGATAGAATCGCGCGTGCACGCGCACGAGCGGCTGACGAACTTGTCACAGAGACTCTGGGCATCGCGGATCGCAGCGATCCCGAGCACTCCGCGCACACGCGGGTTCGCATCCAGGCTCGCCAGTGGGTCGCGGAACGCTGGAACCGCAAGGCTTATGGCACCCAAAGCGGCCCGTCGATCACGCTGAACATCCAAGACCTGCGCCTGAACGCGCTGCGGCACGCCGAGGTGGTCGAGGACTTATCCACAGATGTGACGCCTAAGTTATCCACAAATTGACGTTTCGCGCATCGCGTTGCTCAAGAATGCAGCAAAACAGGGGTCTGGCGCCTGTTACGACTTAACATAATGGATATCGTGCGAAGTGTTTTCTGTAAGTCTCGCGTAAGTAATGAATGAAATCAACGACTTAGGCGCAATCCACAGGACGCGCAGATGCGGAAAGTTATCCACACCCTCGAGCGCCTGGCCGCGCTGGGGCTGCGGCCTCGGCCAGCGGCCGGCGCGGCGACCCCCCCCGGTCAGCGCGCGGCGGGGGCGAGGCTGCGGCGGCGCCCCGCGCCTACCGATCCCACAGATCCACGATCCCCGACCTCCGGATGACTTCCGGATGACCTCCGGACGACTTCCGGATAAACCTCCGGATGCCCCATAATCGCACCACCCCACCCCATCCCCCATCGCGGTAAACCGTGTCAGCCAAAAAAAATTTAGAAATCCCGATTCATCAAAACCCGTTTGTCGAGTTCGTCAACAGGTATCGCAAGAATCCGGTTTTGTTTGTGCGAGAGGTGCTCAACACGACGCCTGATCCGTGGCAGATAGAGTTTCTCAATCACATCGCGGCGAACAATAGGAGGATCAGCGTCCGTAGCGGCCACGGGGTTGGTAAATCAACAGCGGCCGCGTGGGCCATGATCTGGTATTTGTTCCTGCGATTCCCGGTGAAGATTGTCGTCACGGCACCGACCAGCAGCCAGTTGTATGACGCGCTCTTCGCGGAAGTGAAGCGTTGGGTGAAGGTGTTGCCGCAGACGTTGCAGGATCAGCTTGAGGTCAAGCAGGACAGGATTGAACTCAAGGATGCGAATAATGAGGGTTTTATATCGGCAAGGACGAGCCGCGCAGAGCAGCCCGAGGCGTTGCAGGGTGTACACAGCGACAACGTGATGCTGGTGGCTGATGAGGCTAGTGGTATACCGGAGCAGGTGTTCGAGGCTGCGGCGGGTTCCATGTCGGGTCACAGCGCGGTGACGCTGCTGCTGGGAAACCCTGTGAGGAGTAGCGGTTTCTTTTTTGACACGCACAACCGTCTCTCACAAGACTGGGTGACGATGAAGGTAAGCTGCGAGGACTCGCCGCGCGTGAGCGCGGCCTACATTGATGAGATGAAGAGCCGTTACGGCGAGGAGAGCAATGCGTACCGGATTCGCGTCCTTGGCGAGTTTCCGCGCAGCGACGACGACACGGTGATCCCGATGGAGTTGCTTGAGATGGCGATGGCGCGCGATGTGTCCCCCAGCGCGCACGCGCCCATTGTGTGGGGTTTGGATGTGGCGCGTTTTGGGAGTGATCGCAGCGCGCTGTGCAAGCGCCAGGGTAACGCGATCCTGGAGCCGATTAAGACTTGGAAGAACTTGGATCTGATGCAGTTGACGGGTGCAGTGGTGGCTGAGTACGAGGTTCTAATGCCGAGCCAGCGCCCAAGAGAGATCTTGGTGGACAGCATTGGGTTGGGTGCTGGCGTGGTAGATCGGTTGAGGGAGCTTAATCTGCCTGCTCGCGGGATCAATGTGTCGGAGTCACCTGCAATGGGTACGACGTATAGGAATCTGAAGGCTGAGTTATGGCACAAGGCCAAGGCGTGGCTTGAGGCGCGGGACTGCTGGATGCCCAAGGATGAGCTATTGGTGGCCGAGTTGGCGACGGTGAGGTACAGCTTCACCAGCAGCGGGAAGATTCAGATTGAGGGTAAGGACGAGATCAGGAAGCGCGGCCTGGCGTCTCCTGATAGGGCTGATGCGTTTTGCTTGACGTTTGCTGGAGATGCGGTGATTGGGGCGTATGG